GGATATCTACAATTCCCTATGCTTCGTTTCTCAATATTAAAAAGTATGAGTACCAAGAGGGATTAAAGAAGGTAGCCGCAAATCAAAACGATGCACTTGGATCTTTGACAAGATCGGGAGCACTTAAAAAACTAGTGGGTGGTATTAATGCTACAGCTTCATTTCTATATGGTGCTAATCCCATAGGAGGAGATATTGATTCGGATGAAATATCTGACTCGAAAAGAATTAAAAGAAAAAAGAGAGGATCAGGGGTAAATCCAAAAGAGATAACTGGTGGCGATAAAGAAATCATACTTCCAAATGGAAAGACAACCACTCTTAATAAACTATTATCAGATAAGAATGAGGTACAATCAAAAAGACAAGCGGGATTACAGGCAAGTCAATTAAATGTGGCTATGCCAGATGAGTATCAATATAGTTACGGTGCTGATTGGAATAATAAATTTAAAATGGGAACCCTAGCACTAGCAGCAGATAATATGACTCAATTTATGGGATTAACTGCTCTTGGTGGTGTTGCAGGTGGAGGACTACAGGCTGCAATGGGTCAACTTACAGGTAAATTAGGGAAAGGTGGAGCTGGAGGTGTACTAAGCACTATTGGAGCAAATCCTGCAGATTATGCTCAGAAAATAGCAGGTGGAGCTGCCTTTGCAACTAACCCATATGGTGTTAATGGCGATATAAACATGAAGAATATAGCTGGTTTGTCTGGTCTTGCACCAAATGAGAATGCTATTCAGATGTTTCAGTCTATGGACATGAGAAAATTTGATTTTACTCTTGCTTTTGCTGCAAGAGATGCAAATGAATCAGAAGAAATACAAACTATTATTGAATGGTTCAAACGTGGTATGCATCCTGGCTCAAAAACTGGTAGAGGTAGTGCAGTTACCCTTACATTCCCAGATGTATTTGTATTAGAACCTAGATTTGTTCCTGTTGATCCTAGCGAAAATGGAATGCGTGATCCTGTTATTGGAGATCCTATACAACATCCTATGATGCCTAAAACTAAACTATGTGCATTGACATCACTGTCCGTAAACACAAGTCCAATGAGTAAATTCCAGACAGTATTTGATGGAACCATTCCTTTAGTTACCATTACCTTACACTTTATGGAGACAACTGCACTTACACGTGTAGACTTTGAAGGTGCTAGAATGCGTGCTGGTAAGAAAAATAAGGGATTTAATAAATCATCACTTAGTGATAATCAACCTGAGATAGTATTCTAATGTTACAACAATTACCAGATCTATTATACAATTTTGGACAGTCACAGATAGACCAAAAATATCTTCTTGCTAAAAATTTGTGGCGAAGAGCTGAGATCATAGAAGAATATAAAACATCACTCACTATGTTTGATGAGTATATTGTTCAGAATGGTGAGAGACCAGAAGATATTGCATTACATGAGTATAATAATCCATTCTATAATTGGACTATACTTATTATCAATGATATAGTTAACTACCACGATCAGTGGCCTAGAACTCAAAAACAGTTAGAAGACTATGTTAATGAAAAGTATGCACCAACTGATGCTGAACCTAATCGTGGTTCTACATCAACCAAGCATTATGTGACAACAGAACTTAGGGATACTAAAAATGATATTATCGTACCTGCAGGTAAGATAGTGCCATCTAACTATTCAGTTAGTTATTTTAACGGGACTGTTCTAGTAACATCAAATCCTGTTGTGTCCATAACCAACTATGCGTATGAAGAGGAACTCAACTCTAAAAAAGAGAAGATACAGATAGTCAAACCAAATTATATTGAAGATTTTGTTGCCAAATATTATTATATTATTGGTAGAGGAAGATCGACACAGATAGGATTTAGCACATCTGACATATCTATGGGATAGTCACTAAATTATCAAAACAAAGACAATATCTAGGGGTAGATAGAGTATTGTATACATGATGCAGAGATCTTCCCCAAAACAAATGAAACCTATTGTTCGCAAAGGTTTCTTTTTTATTCTTTAAATGTATCTCGCATACCTCTTGATCTTGTGGGTTGATATCTAATCCCCATAGACCTCTGACAATAATTTTATCTTTGTATGTTGGATCAGTATCTATATGCCAATCAATATTTTTATTAGGCTCCAATACACTTATACCACATCTCTGTACTATACCTGCTTTTAAACACAACTTAAGTAGAGTTGGCATCTTGGCAGCATTATCTTTATGAATTCCAACACCCTTTGCATATAATGGAGCAACTTTCCATCCATCATAAGGACTTTTCTTTATAGAGGAATATTCGTTATTACCATTCCAATTTGTATATTCTAATTCATCTCGTACATTATTAAACTCATCTCTGATCGTTGTATAGTTATCAGATAGAAGAGTGAGTGAAGGATTTATTTGTTTCGTAGTAAAAAACATAGGCATTAAAAAGACCCCCGAAGGGGTCTGTTTTTATCTGAACTTACTCTTGTGCTAATTTAGCAAAGTAAGATAAGGTATCATCTTCACCTGATGATGCAGGAACTGCAGCAGTTGGTGTAGGAACGACTTCCTCTTGGAATTCTTCCTCTACTGGTGCTGAGTAGTTACCTTTTAGAGTTCTCTCAAGACGTTCCTTGAGTTCCTCATAGGATTTGAACTGGTCATCTGCAGTGTATGCTGCAAGACTATGCTCTTGTTTCCAAACACCTTCAAGTTCTTTATCGCTAAAGTCCCCAAGTGTTGAAGGAGCATCGAACTCTGACTTATCATAGTTCCAGAAACCAGCGACCTTAGTGATCTTAAGTTTGAAATCAGCACCCTTCCAAAAGTCGAAAGGATTGATTGGTGTTTCATCCTCAAATGCAGGCTTCATGCTCTCCATAATCTTATCAAAGATTTTCTTACCATAACGGTATAAAAATACTTTGCCCTCGTTCTCAGGGTTTGCACTATCTTTAACAACTAGAATGTTGCTGTAATAGTTTAACTTACGTTTCTGGTTACGTGCTTGTGCTCTCTGAGGAGAACCTTCTGCACCAGAATTCCAGAGTTCCCTGTTCAAGTCAGAAACAGGATCCTTTTTGCCTAAAGTTGTTAGACTGTTTTCAATGTACCATCCACCTGGTCCTTGGAAGGCATGTGTCCAAACTTGTGCCCATGGGAGGTCTTCCCCATTGGGTGCTGGTAAAAATCTGATTACTGCGTAACCATTACCTGCTTTGTCTACTTCTGGTTTCCAGAGACGCTCATCAGGACCTGACTTCTCAGTTTTATTTAAGTTGTCAGCCTTAGCAAGCAAGTCTTGGAAAGAAGACTTCTTAAGTGAAGCAAAAGACATACGTATTCTCCTATTATTGTATTGTATGTGTATTAAAAGGGAGGTTGGATTCCTGTGTACCAACAAAAGATGGGCATTACTACAGAGTAAATACATCTTTGCCTGAGACCCGACTGGTTGGTCGGTTCTGACTCGCATCAGCAGCACCACCTGTGTCTCATCACCTTAACCAGCGGTTGCCAGTAAGTTTATTCAGTCACTCCCACAACCACACCGTCGTGTGGCATACTATTTATTGTAGCAGAAAAGAAAGCCGTTGACAAGCCCCTCTGCTTGCTCTTTGCCAAACTTTCCTGACAAATACCCTCCAACAGGGTCTAAACGTGTCATATACTTGTCAAAATCTGTATATGTCTCAGTTGCATCCACACCAGTTGGTTGTGCTTCTTCTATTATATGCTTATACCACAACAAATATGTCTTGAACATCGGTAGATAGTCATCCACCTCTTCTGCCTTGCAATATCTAACGTAAATGTTCTTGGAGAAATGATTACCCATCTCAAAGAACCTATATTCTTTCTGTGCATAAGGTAGGCTCTCTACCTCATACACGTAATTCTCTACTGGATGTTGGAAGTCAAAAACAATGATTACCTTGTTTTCGCTAAATCCCATAAGATCCATGCCAAAACAGGGAAGATTACTCCCAGTCTTAGGATAAAGTATGTTGTTGTAGATACTGGACTTCTCATCCCAGATGTCCACTTCTCTGCTCTTAATAAAGTGCTCATGTGTGTATACCGTTGCGGTTAGGTTTGTATCTTTTCTGCCTGTCCAGTCTGCCCAGAGAGGTTCAGTTTTTTCAAAGTCGGGAAATGTTTCCCATAGTGCTTCTTTGTAGTTTACCCAAAGATCATTTCTCGTAGTCATGTGGTATATAATCAGGACATAATAAAGCACCCGCAAGTGCTGATGCAGACTTATTGTTGCTGCATAACTTGTTCATCCAAATCCTTTCTTTTAAGTCTACCGTCCCATCGGTAGATATCATCCTGCAGCATATATCCACTATTTTGTTTCTGTAGTTTGTGCTTAACATGTTTGATAGCCTCTGGAAGGATGGCGTATTCTCTTCGTTGAATCGCCTTGGTAAGTGATTTGATATCGTCATTGTGTAATATAGGTACTGAAGATTGGATGATGATCTCACCACCATCGAGTTCTTCGTTTACGTAATGAACAGTAGCACCAGTCTCAGTTTCACCTGCTTCCATTGCCTGTTCTATTGCATGCAACCCCTTATACTTAGGTAAGAGAGAGGGGTGAACATTGATTATTCTACCACGAAATGCGTCTACGAAATCTTTTGTAACAATTCGCATCCAACCTGCAAGTATTACGAGGTCTACATTCCATGCTTGAATAAGTCGAATCATATTGATTTCATCAGTCGATTCGATATATGAGTGAGGTATACCTAACTTATCTGCTCTCTTTGCTGCTCCACACTTTGCTTTGTTATGGATCATTAACACAACTTCGTCAGATCTACACGTTCGCACTATGTTCTCGAAATTTGATCCATTTCCAGAGCAGAGTACGGCTAATCTCATTTTATAAAATTGTGTTTTGACGTGCTACTTTTGGTTCTGTTATGAATAACAATGAACCTGTCGGCAGCGAATGTTCCTGCAAGACAGACATCTATGTCGTCTCCATCGACCCAGTTTACATCACCATTTTTCTTGGTGTGTTCCATAGCTTCTTGGATCTGGTCGATCACTTCTTGGGTTAACTTCATCTGTGTGGATCATATAATATGAATGTACAGATGATAGCACATATCAGCACTATCGCTACTCCAATAATAATTAAATGCATGTGATTATTTAGGTAATTCGTCTATCATTTTCAGTACATTGTCTCTAAGTGTATCGTAAAATGTGTGGTTTACATCATTTGGCGATAACCCCACCATCTTTGCGGCTTGACGCACCTGTTCACAAAGCTGTTTTGCTTGCGGATCATCAGAGAGCGTAACACGCATGTACATGGTTTGTTGGAGATCTATCAATTCTATCATCTTGTCCAACTGTTCCTTTTTCTGATCTGTTGAAAGGAGTAACCCCATCTTGTTGATCTCTAAGTATAAGTCTTGCATTCTCTGCAATTCCTGTTGCACTATGTCGGAATGAAAGAAAGTCATACGTACTGTGATTTGATAATACTCTTATATTTACCCGTATCTACTTGTAGAAAGGGTTCGTACTTTACCACCTTGTTACGAAGTGGCTTCCAGACTATCTCATCTTTGATTGTTTTATCAAACTGTGGGATGTATTGGAAGATTTTGTTAAAGATAGTAAGTGTTTCAATACATATCCTACCACCTAAATGTGCTTTTAGCAAGGGGGGATGCGGATTGCCAGAGAACAGGTCATCAAAGTTCTCATATTCCTCATATAATGTCTCGCAGTCTTCTCTGAACCTATAACTTAGAGATTCTTTGCGTTTGGTGTACTCAGCGTAATTCTTGGCACCCTCTCTAACAAGAGTTGCAGG